GTGAAATTCATCGGCCAGTGTGTGAAATTCATCGGCCGCACGGCACACCAGACGGTATGCCCACACGACAATTCGACCACCCAACCCAACCCGCCATCAGGATCGGGAAGCGCCGTCACGACCGCCCTGCGGCGCATCAGGCTTTCATCAACTTGCTTGGGATCATTCGGCATAACGTTACATCCACATCCAAATCGTCTTGACCCAATTGAGATAGGCAGGATTCGATAACCCCTTGGCGTATGCGTGCGCCTCATCGAGCATCTTACTGAAACGTGTTGGTTGATCGGCCGGTATTGCCTGATCCGCCACGTAATCAAGGCCTGTGTAGCTCCACACCCGCGTGTGGTCGCTCATCATCTCGCCAGGAATGACGCCCGCAGTAACCGTACATTGCGCCTTAAGTGCTAGCGGCATCCCTTGATCTCCTTCCGAACAACGCCCGCGCCGTTGCATCCTTGGCATTTGACGGTCTTATGCACGATAGCCCGCGCGAGCTCTTCCAGCGTGAGCACCGCCGAGGCCATACCCGTACCGCCGCACTTCGGACACACCGTAACCCTGACTGTCCGCTCGCTCACTGCTTACCAGCCTCGAATCGCTCGCACGTCAACTCCAGCCACATATCGCGCTGCTCAACGTTCTTGACTCCGGTAATGTCCCAATACTGATCGTTGAACATGACGCGATAGCTGTCCGTCACCCAATCCTGGAAGCGAATAGTCACCGTGTAAGTGATGCGATCCGCCAACTGATCGGCCGCCGTGGTTTGCCGCGGCGACACACGCGCCACGTTTGCAGGCGTGTCCGCCACGAGGCCAGGCGGAACGGTTTCGATAAAGCCGCCCGCGCCGTCTGGCGTCAAATCCATCATGAAAATTGCGATCCAATCGCGGAGCGCCGAGGCCATCATTTCAATTAGAGCCCGCCTTTTCGGATTTCTCTTCCATGCACGGCATACAGATAATGCGGCCTTGGGCACGCTCGATTGCGCCGAAGACCGAGGCCCTATGCCCGCATTCGAGCGTGATATCCCACCCAGCCTGAGTCCCCGGAATACGAACCGCCTCCACAATTTTCTTGTGAAAGATGGACCTGCGATCCCCGCCGCCCGGCTCACCCAAGATTTTCAGTGTCGCCATTTTCTACCGGCTCCCACTCCCACCCGAGTAGCGCCTTTGTCCAGAACCGCCGCCACCATCCCGGCATCGGCCGGTAAGAAATGATTTGCAGTCCGCCCCACACATAGAGAATTGCCCGAACCTTTTGCGGCGGCACGATCCTCGCCGTAACGCCCGCGGCGATCAGTGGCGACGTGCCGGAAATGTGCCAATTCTTTGGATCCGAATCATTTATCATGCGAGGCCTCGCTTTACCTGATCGTTGAATGCCGTCAACTCGGCATCAATCTCGCGCATTAGATTCAGATCGGCCGTCGTCTCGGTCGCGCCAGACTCGAACCCGTTCATGAGCACGCTATAAAATGCCCACACGCCCGCGTAGAATGCGCGCCGGCACTCGCTCACTTGCACACTCGGCGCGGCGGCCGGAAGGGCTTGCGCCCGATAGTCGAGCCACATCCGCTCGATATGCTTGCCCGGTTTCGCCGGCGCGCTCATCCGCTCAACTCCACCTGGTACGGCCGCCAGCAACCCACGATGCCTTGAGCCAACGTCGCCGAGGCCTGCGCTTCATACTTCTGATCACTGACGCCACTACGGTTATCATAGAGTTCCGTTGCGTAGCGGTAAATCCCCTCGATGATCAAGTCTGGTACGGCCGCGGCATCGTCGCCGTACCCGGACACCCATATTACAGTGGCCGCACCCAAAAGCGGCGATTGGAGCGTAACCACGTTCCAATTGAGCGTATAGGTCGCAGGATCGACCTCAGTGCTGCCCGAGGTAATAGACTCCACCGATTGCACCCGGCCCCGTGGCAAGGCTAGATTGAGCCCACAGGCACAATCGAGGCCATCCGGCACAAAGAGCCCGCGGAGGGTTTGCGTGATCAGCGAGCGGCGTAGGTATTGCTCGGCGCGCAAGGTTGCGGCGGCGAGCTCGCGCTCGATTAGGTTCGGCTGCCTGGCAACAGTCAACCCATTAAGGCGCGCCTGTTCGATAAAACCCTCCACGGTGACGGGAAGGGTATCGGGCGGTTTCTCCAATTCCATCGCGGCGAATCGCATAGCGCCCTACTTTCGCCGCCTGGCCGATTTCTTGCCGCCCTTGTTTTCCGGCTCATAGAGCTTGTTATGAGGCGTCACGGGAGGCTTGCGCTTTTCAGGCGGCGGCGGTTCGGCGGCGGCGGCATCGCCCGCCCGCTCGCCCAAATCGTCTTCCTCGGCAGTATCCGGTCCCTCGGGCGGATCGGACGTGCCCGAATCCACACCGGCAACAAGCGGCCCAACTATTGACCATTGCTCACCGTCGAGCCCGCGGCCTTGAAACAGCACCTCATCCGGCACGCCGGCATTCACGGCGCGATATGCTTCCAGCATTTTTTGATCTCCCTCTTGCGGCTCGGCACCGCCGATGAATCGCTGCACTGCCTGCGATAGCGTGCCGCTCGTTTCGTTCCGCCAATGTTTCATCTAATTCCCTTCCGGCAAAAAAACGGGAAACCCGTAACCTGGAATGAAAACGGGTTTCCCAACTTTGGAGTTTCACTAGGAGGCTAGGTACCTGCCGGCACAACGCCCTTCTCAAAGGCCGTAGGCTGATAGATCAGCAAGGCGAGTCTTTCCTCTATCAAGATCGTGACGATGTTCTTGATAAAATCATCTTCGTTTTGCGTTGCCACTTGCACATTCACGTCCTCGCGATCGAGCAACAGCGAGTTGCCTTGGAATGCGCCAACCGTGAACGTCCCGGCCACCTGGTTTGCCGATTGCGCGAGGCGCATACCCCATATGCGCTGTATCGCCGAGTAGTCCACCGGATTCGCGAACAGGTAGTTGCCGAGTGAGTTTTTCAACAGCGAGACATGGCCCCAATCGGCGGGATTGACCACCGTTCCATCCGGCAAAAAGCCCTTCGAGGCGAGATCGAAGTAGGCCGTGCCGATGGCGTCGATCAGCGTTGCGCCCGTTGCAGGCGCGGGCGCGGGCGCGGCTACTGCGTTTTTGTTGATGCCGGTAAGGTTCGTGCCTGTTCCGTCGCCGTCGAGCAACTGACCGTCTTCCACCACCTGGATTCCATAAATCCCGTTGTTCTCAATGTTCGCTTCCAGGCCCTGCGCATCGGCGAGCGATTGCTTGCCAACTTTGAAGTAATGCGCGATGGTACGTACTGGCGCGCTCTTCGGCGTGTACGTCTTGGTGGATTGCGGTTTCGCCGCGCCTTCTGCCACCGTCGCGGCCAGGTTCGTGAAAGAGGTTTCTTCCACGTAATCGATCAGGCTTGCCGAGGTACGGCCAGACGGGAAGAGCGGGCGAACACCTATCGGCGGGCGCGGCGGGATTGCCGGAAAGCCCGGTATGATTTGCGGGAAGTTGACGCCAACACCCGTAATCACCTTTGCGGCCAGAAACTCGGCAATCGTTTTGCCTTTGAGCACAACCGTGTACGCCACGCGCGGCGGCGGGCTCTGAAGATACGTTTTAAAGGCTTCATCGGCCATCACAGAAGCGCCGAGGCCCTTCGGCATTTCAGGCCCGGCCTGCAACCGGCGCAAGAGATCGGCGGCCTTCACTTCCGCCGCATCAGTGCGTAGGGCAAGCGCCGTGTACTTTTCTTGAACGGCAACAATGTCGGCGGTTGCTTTGTCGATTTGCGTTTTGATCTCGCCTACCGGCTTGCCGGCCTTGAGATCGGTATCGAGCTGCGTGTACATTCCCTTCATGCCGTTAAACAGCTTGAGAATGTCCTGTTTGTCCTGATCGGATAGTAAGAGGCCTTCAGACATTGAAATTGAATCCTTTCTTTAATTCCATGAGAAACGCGGCCTTGCGCACCTCGGCCATCAGGCCATCGGTCACGCGCTCGGACGCATTGTCCGCATCCCGCGGATCAAGCGCGCTAAACCCGCGGCTCGCAATGGTGCGCGCCGCACTGACCGAGAACCCTACATCCCGTAGGTGTTTCTCAAACTCGCGAATACTCCACTCGCTATCGCTCTTGACGCCGGTAACCCGCGCTCGCGGATTCGCCGGCACCGCGGCGAGCGAATATTCCAAAAGATCGATCTTTTTCAGCTTGCGGACGTTGGTTGTTTCGTCCCATTCGGAACCCTTGTCCGGCACGCGATAGCCAATGGAGAGGCCGAATTTATGGCCCACTTCGGCGGCATGCTTTACCGTTTCGTAGGCGTTGCGGCCATCGTCCGCGCCTACCGTGAATTGCCCCTTGACCCATAGCCCTTTGGTGTCCTCGGCCGCGTCGATCCCATAGCCCACTGGCCGCCCCGAGTTATGCGCCATCAGGATCGGAACCACGCCGCCCGATTTGGCGAGCGTTGCCGTGAATGCGCCAGGCTGTACCACGTCGCCCTGTAAATCCACGTTGTTGAACGTCGAGGCATAACCCTCGAAAACGCCCGTATCGGAAACGCCGGCCTTCACTTCAAACTCGTAAAAGCTGGTGTATTGCTTTTGCATGGTCCGCTTCTCCCTTCATGCCCTTTCAAAATCGAGGTAGCACCGGCAATTGATGACGTTCGCCGGTTGCGCGCCGAGCTCCCCGTCACCGGGATACTGCATGCGATCCGCAATGCCGGCATCGTCGTAATCGTTCCGAACTGCAAACGGATCGCGGATCGGCCGGCGTTGCCCGCGGACCATCTTGTGCTGATCGCACGTCACGCGCTCGGCTCGAGGCCCTACCCAAATCTTCACCAGGCCGCGCGCCTGGCATGCAGCCGTAAAAGTGCCGAGCCCGGCCGCGGCATGCCCCTCAGTGGAGCCAATCGTTGCAGAGCGCCAGCCGGACGCATTTTCTACCGCCGTCACAATGCGCCGCTTCATGCGCTCGATGGTGTCTCCGAATCGCTCGCCGGCATCGATGGCATTCGCGATTCCCTTACGCGAAGTGTCGGCGATCATTTGGCCGCGCCCGCGGGCATTGCGCTTGAGGTAACCGGCCGCCGCGGATTGAAAGAGCCCGCCTTGAGGCCCCAGGCCGAGCACAACGGCCGTGTGCGAGCCCGCCGTCTCAACAGTATTCATCCAAACCCTCGTGAGATAGTCCACCCATGCCTTGTCTGTGACGGCATCGAGCGCGCCCGGCCGCCCGTGCGCGGCGTACCCGAGCGCCGCGGCCGCGCCCTCGCCGCGCAACCGCCGCCGCGCCACGGCCGAAAACGTGGTGATATCTTGATGGATGGCGGCATCGAAAGACCACCATACGCGGCGTGATTTCACAGGGTTAGCGATCATAGAGAAATGCCGGAACTGGTAAAATAGAAGAGTGAGCGGACGCTATCCGATCACTGGAGAAACCTTGGATTCAAACGTAACCGTTGCAATTATCAGCGCGAGTTCTACAACGCTCGTTGCCATCGTTGCACTATTGATCAACAGCCAGCGTTTTAACGACATGAGTAAGCGTATTGACCGTGTGGAAAACAAGCTGGATCACATCGAGCAACTTCTAGTGGGCTATGCGCTCGATATGGCCCGCGTAAAGGAAAAACTCGGCATTACCTAATCTCCCTGTAAGACTCCACTTATGCGGAGCGTTCCGGCTTCGCAACCGGCACGAGCGGGCGACGATACGGCCCGCTCAAACTTCCGCCCGCCCGCCCGCGCCTCATTGCCCCACCGTTTCGAGCGTAGCTTTCAACCGTTGCCCCACTACCTCAAGCGTGAGTTCCTTCCGTTGCAAGTCGTACCACTGGCCCTCGACTTCCAGCGCTGCGAACATCACTTGGTTATCCGGGAACATGTAGTACGAAATCATGGCGACACGCGACACGCCCCATTCGGTCAGGATCGACCGCGGCAGCTCGGCCCGCATTTCATCCGCATCCGGCAACTCGGCAATCGGTCGGATATCTTCGATGCGCCCGATGCACCCCGGTATTCCGTCGGCCGAGATCCGCACCCGCGTAAACACGCGCAACTCTTCAACTTTCCGCGCCATAACAAAGCCCTCAGCGGGCGGGCGGCGGCGATTCCGCCCGCTCGCCCCGGCTCTCTTTAGCCTCAGTAGCAATCAATTTCGCATCAGCGAGCGCCACGAGTAATCGTTCATCGCCATAGCACTCGAAGCACATCATAGGAACCTCGCCAACCTCCGCATCG